AAGCTCTTTCGAGAGCGAATGAGTATCGCAACTGGCCCTTCCGTCGAGTCAGGTGAGTTCCACTCACAATCCAAAGACGGGCATGGTGTTGTAGTTACACAATCGGTTAATATGCCTAAACCGGATTGAAGGACACATCATGAAATACTTCCCGAGCGTTCCTCGAAGTGTTATTTAGCACAAGGTATTGGGAGTTCCTACTTGGCAGACCCTAGCCGTTATTAGTTGGCGCTCAACGCGGCTTGAATAACGCGCTTCTAAAATAAACAACACCCAGTTGACTGATAACGGAGAGGTAAATCAGTTGACAGTAGGCCTTGTAGAGGCCGAAAAGTTCTATACCGAGAAAGTTGTATCAAATAATGATAGGTCTTTTCATCAGGCCGTTCAATCTTCCTCGGATCTTGGAGCTTTCCTCTCACGCCCCGTCAAAGTCGCAACCGAGAATTGGGTTGTTGGGACGCAATTTAACACCTCGTATAATATTTGGGAATTGTTCTTTTCCAATAGTTACGTGCAGCAGAAGATCGCTAATTTCCATTTGCTTTCATGCAAATTGAATGTTAGATTGCAGATCAATGCCACTCCATTCCACTATGGGCGCGTTCTCGCGTCTTATTTACCGTATGCCACGTGTACAGGTGGAACAGTAGATTTGGAAAATACAGGAAGTAGTTCATACCCTGTAGGCAATGCAGGCCAATTTCTCGTTTCGCGCACTCAACGGACTCACGTCAATATAGACGCATCTACCAATCAAGGTGGCGAAATGTGTTTGCCATTTATGAATTTGAATAACGCACTCCGTGTCCAGGAAATCAGTGATTTTATTGACATAGGTAAGCTTTATCTCGATTCGTACATGTCATTACGACACGCCGCTGGTGGGTCAGATAATGTGACGATTACAATCTGGGCTTGGGCTTCAGATGTTGTTCTGACTGTCCCAACTCAGGATGCTGCTTTTACGCCTCAGTCAGATGAATATTCGACTGATGGTATTGTGAGCAAACCAGCTGACACTGTAGCAGAAGTTGCAGGTGCGATGGCAGATGTCCCTATTATAGGGCCATTTGCTATGGCAACCTCTATGGCTGCATCAACTGTTGGTTCAATTGCTCGTCTGTTTGGTTTTTCAAGACCAACAGTAGCAACACCCCCAATGTATACTCGTCCGCGTCCGTTCGCATCTATTGCGAACACAAATATAGATGACGCCGTTGAGAAATTAACCCTCGATTTGAAGCAGGAGTTGACAGTAGATCCACGGACTGTCGGACTCGATAGTGTGGATGAAATGTCGATTTCACACATCGCTGGACGAGAGTCCCTTTTAACCTCATTTCCTTGGCAAATATCGGATGCACACGAACAAGTTTTGTTTGCTATGTGTGTTACTCCGAGGCTGG